CCTGGGTCAAGGCTGTCATCCGCCGGCACGGTAGTGTCGCTGTCGCTGTTCACATCGCAGCTGGTGCCGCTCTTGCCCGTGTCCAGCAGGATCCCCCCACCAGTGGCCGCCACCACATCCAACGCCACCAGGCTCCGGCCCAGCTCATCCACCGGGAAGTGGATCAGGTCAAGCGACACCGCACCGTCTCTGGCCTTGCCAATCCGGTCCACCTCATACAGGTACCGGTGCTCACCCGCCGCGGCCGAGCTAGCCACTCGCTGCATCACCACCTGCACAATGTCGCCCTGCGCCAGGGAGGCGTTAAACGCCGCCGGCCGCACCTTGATGCGCAGCGTGTGGGTGATGTAGCGCCGCCTGGCGACGATGTTGGCGCCGACCTTCACTGCATGATTCTCGCCGGTGGCGAACACCGACAGGTCGTGCTGCTCAAACGGTCCATCCACCGCTTGGCCGGCGTACCTCACCTCAGTGGTGCGGATCAGGCCGATGTCATCATCCGGCTGCTGGCGCCACATCATCAGCGCACAGAACGGCTTGCGATCAGTGAGCGGGATGTAGCTCAGCTCAAACGACCCAGGGATGATGCTGTCCTCATCGAAGCGCCACGATGGCGTGATGGGAGTGGTGTCGATCTCGTTGCCCACCGTGACCGGCAGCATCGGCCGGAGTCCGATCTTGCCGTTGCGCTTGCTCTTGGTTAGCAGGAAGTAGCGGCCGTGATCCGCCAGCCAGTCTTCAAAATTGACCGACTCGCGGATCTCGCCGTTGAACCACAGGCCGGTGTTGTCGGTGAACTCTGCGGCGATCTCAAACGCCGGCACATCGATCAGCGCTTCGGGTGTGCGGCTGGTGTTGCGCATCAGCCACAGCGCCAGGTCCGCCACGTTGTTTGATGGGCCATCCACAGCATCCAACAGCCGGATGACGTGCATCCCACCACGAATGAACAGATGCACCTGCCGATCCCAGCGAGTGTCGCCATCGGGTACGTCCTCGATGACATAGCTGCCGGTGGTCATGCCGGTGTACGTGCCGCCGGAGCCGCAGTAGTAGGGGCATTCCGGCTTGGTGTAGCTGCCGCCGCGGTCGATAATGAAGTTGCCCGGCAACCATGGCCCAGCACGCCGGCTGTAGGTCTGGGTGAACGACCCGACGCGGCACGACCGCTGGAACACATCGCGCACCTGGATCCCGTCCAGCTCGCCCTCGCTCAGCACTAGGTGGTAGGAAGCGGTGACGGCGTTGCTGGTGTCGTTCTCGAAGCGGGCTTCCGTGGCGCCGGGGCTGATCAGCACACCACCAACCGTGCCGACCCGACGACCGAACACGATCGGCACCACGTCGCCAATGACGACCGACCGCTGCGCCACATCCAGATCGTCCGCGCCACCCGCGCCACCTTCCACCAGCGGCGTGCTGATCAGCTGCTGCTGGTAGATCAGCGTGTCGAACGGATCGCTGGCGACGATGCTCATAGCTTGCAGGGCACTCCCACCAGCCGGCTGGTGAACTTCCGCGGCGGCACCTGCGCGCCGACTGGCGACAGGCTGGAGCCGAGCTCAAGGGAGATCGACTCAAACGGCCCGCCGCCACCGACCACCTCGCCCACGTAGCTGGCGATTTCCACCTGCGCCACCTGCGGTGTGGTGTTGCCCAACAGCGTGTCGAACTCGTACATGGTGAGCTCGACCAGCCGCGCGTTGCGGATGGCATCTTCCACCGCATCCACGACGAATGCCGTCGCGGGGATCGATACGCTCACGCCGCCTTCATCACCGGTCTGGCCGATGGTGAAGCCATCTGCATCAAACGGCTGGTAGGCCCATGTGGCGCCGTCCCAGGTCACTGACGTATTGACGTAGTAGTTCTGCCACCGCTGCAGCGTGCCGCCATCATCGAAGATCCGCAGATACTGCGCCTGACCTCTGGCCATCTCAGCGCACCCCCGCCGCGTACCGGCCGCCTGGTGTGCGCAGCTGGCGTTGCACCTGCTCAGCGGTCTGCCGTGCCAGCCGTTCGCCGTCTTCGATCGTCATCCACCGCTGCCCGCTCTGGTCCTGCATGATTGGCCCGGTGGTGATGTTGATCTGCACCGGGCCGGCGTTGCTGCTGGTGCCGGATGGGATCGCCGCGGCCCCACGACGGCCGGCCATGATGTTGTTGGCGAAGCCCGCCGCCTTGGACTCGGGCACGATGTACTCGCGGCCAGCTTCACCCACCAGGCCCAGCGTTGGGGCGGTGACGTAGCCGCCTTGGGCGAACTTGGGGACGGTCACATTCCCAATCCGGCCAATGGTCGAGAGGCCCATTGCCTTCCTGGCTTTGTTCACTCCATCGATCAGTCGGTTCACCATATTGATGACACCATTGATCGCCGAAGCGGCCCAGCCCAGCATGCCCCGCAGCGCGCTCTTGGCTGTATCAACCACCGTCTTCCATGCAGACACCAGCGGCTTCACCACGATGTTCTGATAGGCATCAGCAATGGCGCGGAAGACCTTGCCAGATGCGCTGCTGAAGGCGGTCCAGCCATCAGAGAGGAAACGCCACAAGGCTTGGGCTCTGTCCGTGATTGGCTTGATCACGATCTGGAAATACAGATCGGCCACGGTGTTAAATGCCAGCTCCAGATTCTTCACCCATTGCGTCACCACGGCAGCTACGGCGTCGAAGGCGGCAGACCAGAAGCTGATCAGCAGGTCACCGAATGCCTGCACCGCCACTACCGTCGGCTCGATGAACAGCTGATAGAACGTGCGAGCCAGCCCTGAGTAGATTTCCCCGAGCTTTGTAGTCACATCGCTCCAGATCGCCACGATGCTGTCGATCGCCGGTCGCAGCGGTGCGATCAACGCATTCCACCCTTCCACCGCCATCTGGCCCAGCCACTGGAAGAACTTGCCGATCTCATCGCGCCACAGGTAGACCGCCGCGACCACTGCAGCCACCGCTGCAGCGATGGCAATGGTCAGCAGCACCGGCGCGGTCGCCACTGCAGCAATCGCTGCACCGATGGCAGCCAGTGCTGTGCCGATGCCTGATGCAGCGACGGCCACGACCGTCATCACGCCGGCGAGGATGGTGCCAATGTTGCCAATGGCAGCAGCAGCAACACCCAGACCAGCGATGAACGGGGCCATGCCAGCCGCAATCGTACCGATTGCTGCGATGAAAGGAATCGCCGCCACCAGTCCAGCGAATGCTGCTGCCACCAGCGCAATCCCCTTGGCCAGCTCGGGATTCTTCTGCATCATGTCGGTGATAGCTCCAATCGCCGGAATCAGCGCTTTCGTCAGTTCCTGCACGATTGGCACCAAGGCTTCGCCGAGTTCGACCTGCAGTGGCACGACGCTATTCTTCAGCTGCTGGATAGCATTGGCCGTCGTAGCCGCGCGCGCCTCGTACTCTTTTGCCATTGATCCGGCGTACTGGGTCTCATCGCCCACCAGGCTCAAGGCTTTTTCCAGTCCGCCGAGGTTCTGAAGCAGCGGCGACAGGCCTCGCGCTTCATCGCCGAACAGGTCAGAGATCACGCTGATCCGCTCGGCTGGGGCTAGTCCCTTGATGCGCCTGAACACATCCTGAATCGTTCCCAGAGCATCGCGCTGCATCGCTTCGGCCAGTGCTTTGCCAGCCGCTGATCCACCTTCGCCGGCGCTGGACTTGGCTGCCTCCAGGATCTTCTTCGTGCTCTCTTGCTCCAGCTTTTCTCTCTGTTGTGCCGCGCGCTGCATCCCCTTCAGCTCGATGTCCATCCGCTCTTCGATGCCATCGCGCGTTTCCTGTTGCCGATCACGGCGCGCGCGCTGGTCGAGCTTCAGCGTCTGATCGGCCGCGTCACGGATAGCCTCGATCTCTTGATCCAGTTGATCACGCACGGCATCGGTCTGCTGATCAAGCCACTCCTGGTTGTTTCCGGCCTGCTTCTGCAGCGCCTTTATACGTGCATCGGCTTGCCGTTGAAGATCTTTGATCTGCGCTTCAGTCTGCTTGCGGATGCCATCATCAAAGGCCTGGGCTTCGTCATCCCACTGGTCTTGCAGCAACTGCAGCTGGCGCCGGTACCGCTTCCGTAGCTCGCTCTGCTGGCGGTCGCTGGCGTCCTGCATGATCTGCAGCCGGCGATCCGACTGCCGCTGCACCTCGCTGGTCATGTCCCGCTCGCCACGGGTGACAGCACCCGATGCCAGCCCCAGCCGGCGCAACGCCGACTCTTGCCGGTCGGTCATGCTCGCGCCACGACTCAGCGCCTTGACCATGTTGTTGAAGCTGGTGGCCGCGACCTCCGTTTCAACGCCGGCACCGATCATCGCTGCGCCGAATGCTGCAGTCTGCTGCGCGCTTAGCCCGGTCATCTGGCCCACGGCGCCAGCTCTGAGCACGAACTGGGTGAGCTGTGATGCGGTGCTGGCGGTGTTGTTGGACAGGTAGTTCATCGCATCCGCCAGCTTCACCACATCCAGCTGGCTCAGGCCCAGCGAGGTGCGCAGCTTGGCCATCGCCGTGCCGGCTTCCTCTGCCGTCATGTCGAATGCGATGGACATCTGGGCCACATCGCGAGCGAAGGCTTGCAGCTCGTTTCTGGCGATGCCGGACTGGCCGGCTGCGGCGTAGATCTGCGCAAAGCCTTGCGCCGTGATCGGCATCTGCTTTGACAGGTTGAGGATTTCAGTGCGGATGTCCTTCAGACCTTGCGGCGTGTCGATGCCATTCACCACCTTCCGCACATCGGCAATGGCCGACTCGAAGTCGATCGCCGCTTTGACGCTGGTGCCCAAGGCCACACCGATACCAGCCGCCGCAGCCGCCGCAGCCTGCCAGCTGGATGATTTGACGACATCCTTGAACGCGTTCTTGGCGCCTGTAGCAGCCGTCTCGGCGCCCTTCACTGCCTTCCCGAGCGCCTGCACCGCATCGGTACCGGTTACCTTGGCAGCAATTCTCAGGATGGCATCAAGGTTCATTCCTTTGCCGCCTCCGCGTTGATCAGTTCCCTGGCTCGAATCTCCATCACCTGAACATCCCTCAGCAGAGCGAGTGGATCGGCCGCTCCATGCATGCTAGCTACGGCCATGACGACGCCATAATCCAGGCCGATCACACCGCTGCCAGTGGTGCGCCATTGCGTCTGGCAATCCAGGAACACCTCCACCGCTTGTTGATTCTCAGGCCACACCGCGTACGTCTTCAGCTCCGGCTCCGGCAGGATGATGCCGTAGGCCTTCGCGTCCGCTTCCATCTCTGCACTCGGGGCGCCATCACCGTGGAACCAGTGATCTACCGCCCCGATCAGTTTTTTCTCTTGCCGTCCTTCAGCGACTCAAACCACGCCTTGACGATCTGACCGGCAACGGTAGGAATCTCCAGCAGCTGGGCCAGCGCTGACTCACTGAATGGGATCGCCTTGCCATCATCACCCGTCACCCCATCCCAACCGGCGAGGATCTCTCGCGCGGCATCCTGGTCTTCGATCTGGTCTTCATCCCGCCCACGCTCGGCCGCGCGCGCTTGACGGACGATCTCATTGATGCGGCTTTGCGGCAGCCGCCTGAACTCCGCATCAAACGTCTCGACCGTCTGCTTCCCGCCATCAGTGGCGAGAGTGATCCGCACCGGCCAGGTGTAGGTGGCCGATTTGCTAAGAACGAATGCCATCAGGTGAAAATGAAGGAGTGGTCGTCGTAGCCGTTGGTCACATCAGGGATCGGCATGAACGGCAGCTTCAGCATCTCGATGCCGTCGCTGTCGTCATACTCAGGATCTCCCAGGCTGCTGGTTGGAGCCGAGAAGGCCACGATGTTGCCGGCCGTGGCACCATGGGTCCAGCTGATGGCGCCAAGCGTCTGGGCCGCGGCAGGAGTGAAGAAATCCTTCTGGGTGATGGTGGGCGACTCAATCAGGATCTCCCCTTCAGGCTTGCGCTCGCCGTCAATTCTGATCTGCTTGCTGCAGCCGGCCAGCTGGCGGAACACCGGGGACCGGCCAGCGTTGAGACTGAACGAGTCCATGCACACCCCATAGCCGAATGCGCTCACCGGCGTGGTGTTGTCGGCATTCACCACCAGCGGCGCGGCTTGGTCGCTGTAGGTGGTCGCTGGGTCGGTGGCATCGGTCGGCGCGGCGTAGAAGCCCATGCCCTCGAACTTGCCCATCGGAACCTCGCCGGTCTTCAGCTCGACGGTGATGTTCCCGCGAACGCCGACCAGGAGATGCTTCTTCCCACCGTGGCGGCAGTCAATGGTCAGGCCTTCGTAGCCGGTGCCGATCGGCGCATAAGTCACGCTGGTGTCGGTGACGATCGTCTCGCTGTAGCCGGCCGCGCGGAAGAACAGGCCAGACTTCGGTGCGGTGCCAGCCGTGCCACTACCAGCCAGCTCGAACGAGAACGAGACCCCCGCCATCTTCTGCCCCACCAGCCGGGGGCTGTTGCCCACGTAGCCGTAGAGCAGATCACGATCGATCAGCTCCATCTGCAGCGGCGAGAGCTGCAGGTCGTTCATCACTTGGATAGCGTCCGTTCCAGCCGGCGCTGCCGAAGTGCCGTAGGTGGTCTCAGCCTTCGCCAGGATCAGGCGATTCCTTGTCAGTGGCATCGGTCGGTTCCTGGATCAGGGGAGCGGGAATGGTGGACGATGGGATCCACCGGTTGCCGGCGGCGTCCAGCGTGTAGCTGCCGCCGGTCGTCGGGAGCGGTGGAGGTGCCTTTGGCGCCTTGCTCACGAGTCGGTTACGGATGAACACCTCAGCCTATGGACAGATCGGTAACGCTTGTCCGGTAGCGCACCTGGTAGCTGCAGATCGTCCAGCCGGCCATCGCATCAGCCTGCTCGCGCTGATGATCCACACTGGCTGGCCAGATGTCCATCGCCAGGCCTCCCAGACTGCGATCGGCCATCAGCTTGGTGTGCAGGTCAGCGATGATCGGTGCGGCGAGCTGCTCAGGCACAGCGCCGCGGGTGTGAACGATGATGTTCACATTCAGCGTCCAGTCGATGTGGCACAGGCTGAGTGGCGGGCCGCTGCTGGTGTCGGTGGTCGGCTCGATCACCAGTGCTGGCGCTTCATCCCTGGCGAACGCTTCGGCACGGCTGCGGTAGATGCGGCTGCCAACCTGCACAGTGCCAGCCAGGGTGGCCTTAACAGCGGCGAGAATCAGTTCCTGGCGAGTGGTTGTCATTTTTGCGGAAAACAGGTTTTACTCACACCATCAAACCAGTCATGGACTACTGATACGGCATTAAGCGCCGGGATCAGCAGCGCCAACGCGATCACGCTGGAGATACGGCTCACTCTGGTACGCACTTCCTCCTTGCCCTCTAACCGTATCACCCGCAGATCCAGCTTTGCCATGGCTTTCATCGTTTCGGCCTGTGCAACATTGCCTTCCTGGATGTCGCGCCTCATGTCGATCAACGTGGCCTCAATCCTGCCTAGAACCTGTGCCAGCTCCACTGCACCCCAGCGGGCCAGCGGTACGCGGCTGCCAAGAGCCTCGTCCTGATCAAAGTTGTCGGTCATGGTGCCAGCCCCGTGATGAACTCGGCCGGTAGGTCGTACGCAGCCGCCAGCGACTGGACGTGGGCGATCAGTTCAGGCGAGATCAGGCCCAGGCCGTGTGCTCCTGCCCATGACATCATGAAAACTCGGCTATCACCATCGGCAGCCTTCCCAAGGCCAACGCTGATGCTCATGGCCACGGCTGGGGCGGCAGACAGCGCAGCGCCCAGCATCTGGTTGACAGCCGGATCAGCCAGCAGCACGGCGCCGAAGGCGACCCATTGAGCAGTTGACTGCCCGTTAATCTCAAAAAATGCTTCGGCATCTGCCTGGCTGTCAAACCAGAACCAGCCATCCACCGGATAAGAGATAGTCGCGTGATCCTGTGCCAGAATCGTGTAGTTCGGCGTGTAAACTCCTGTCGCTGCATAGCGCAGAAGATCATTCTCAAACTTGTAAAAGCCGGGATTCGTTATCATGCTGTTACCGTCCATCCTTT